GTATGCCGTCGGTGCAAAAATTGACACCTCTTCAGGATATGAATGGGTTGGAGCACAAACATTTTTAAACACAGTAACCACTGATGCTACAGTTATCCTAAGAGATGGTTTTAATAATTTTCTAAACCCTGCTGCTCGTGATGCTGCTTTAACATCTCCTGCTCAAGGTACTCTTGCTTTTATAAGACAAGATTCTGGTGGATCTCCTCTTAATCAAATTCAATTTTATAATGGATCCGCTTGGGTTGCAAATGATGGAGACATTAATGGTGTAACTGCTGGAACTGGTCTTTCAGGCGGCGGTACATCAGGAACAGTTACTCTTTCTGTTGATACAACAGTAGTAGCAACAACAAGCAATACTCTTACAATGACTAATAAAACTTTAACAAGCCCTATTATAACTGGTTTAACATTAAATGATTCAAGTATTATTTTTGAAGGTTCTTCTGCTGATGACTATGAAACAACTCTTACAGTTACAAACCCAACAGCAGACCGCACTATTACTATTCCAAACGTAACTGGTACGGTTGTAACAACAGGTGACACTGGAACTGTATCAAATACTATGTTGGCCAATAGTTCAATAAGCATTAATGGATCCAGTGTTTCTTTAGGCGGTAGCGTAACAATTTCAACAGATCCAACACCATCTGTATTTTTACTTATGGGAGCATAATATGATACAATATCTAATCAAGGAGAATATCTAATGGCAACAACATATAAAGTATTAGGACAGTTAGCAAGCACAACATCCGCTGTTGCCCTTTATACATGTCCGTCTTTAACACAAACTGTAATCTCTTCTATTGTTATTTCAAATCGTGGAGCAGCAGCAGATACTTTTAACATCATTCTTCGTCCTAATGATGAAACACTAGCAAACAAGCACTATATTGCATACAATACACCAATTGCTGCAAATAATGTTTTAGCACTTACACTTGGTATTACAATGGATGCAGCAGATGTTTTATATATTTCTGGAGGAACAACAGGTCTGTCATTTAGTGCATTTGGATCGGAGATTGCATAATGTCAATTAGTAGTCTAGTTCCAGCAGCAAATGTGTCGGCACCAAATGCAATATCTTTTAGCCTTGCATCTGAAGATACAATTTATGATGTTGAGTATGCTTTTCAGGCTGGAGTATATACAATAACAACTTCACCAACAACAAATCAGGTATATGTTAATTTTTATGATGCAACCTCAGTCATTGGTGAAACATTTACAACATCTGGATCTGTTACATACATTCTTCAAACACCAGCAACTGGTATTAATATTTATGCAACATCTGGATCTAACATAACAGTATCTATGTCACTTAGCGCTGCAGCAGAGAGTGCAGCAAGTATTTCTGGAACACTTGATACAGTAAATACAACTTCTACATACAATCAAACTGGATTTTTATGGGTTGCCGCTCTAGGTGGAGGCGGCGGTGGCGGAGGAGGCAATGGACAATATTCTTCAGGTGGCGGTGGTGGTGGTGCTGCTAGTGCATCAGTTAAGATGGCATATGTTAATACATCTACATCTATTACAATAGGAACTGGTGGAAACGGCGGTAATGCTGGCGGAACTGGCGGAACTGGCGGAACAACAAATTTTGGAAATCTTGTGTCTGCAACTGGCGGCAATGGCGGTGGTGGTGGACCAACATCACATTCAGGTCAGGCAACTGGTGGAACTGGTGGTGCAACTGGTGGAAACTCACAAGGAAACGCTCAAGGATATGCTGGCAGTTCAAATGGCGGAGGACAAGCATCTGCAAGTTATTCTCCAGTATTAAGCGGTACATGGGGCGCAGGGGGCGGTGGAGGATACAGCGGAATCAACATTGGCGCTGGTATATCAAGTGGTTCTGGCGGTGGCAGTGGAAGTCTTGGTAATGGTGGAACTGGTGGAAATTCATATAGACTTAACCAAGGAGAACCAAATACATTTGCTAACGTTGGAGGAGCCGCAAACGGAGTTGCTTCTGGAGGCGGTGGCTCTGGTGCTGGTACAGGAAGCAATGGCATAGGCGGAGCAGGAACTGCTGGTAGAGTTTATGTCTATAGGGGATTCTAATATGAAAAATTTTGCAGTAATAAATGACACAAATATTGTAAATGTTATTGTGTGTGAATCAAAAGCACTTGCTGAAGAAATTACTGGACTAACATGTATTGAGTTTACATCAGAATCTGCTGAAATTGGTGGAACATATGTAGATGGATCATTTATTCCAGTTAAGCCATATCCAAGTTGGATATTTATTGACAATGCCTGGACATCTCCAGTATCATTCCCAGATGTTGGTGACACACCACCATTTAAATCATACTCTTGGAATGAAGAAACAACCTCTTGGGATGAAATAGCAAGTCCAGAATAATTAAATAAAAAAATAACCCCCAAAGGATTTTACTCCAATGGGGGTATTTTTTATCCCTTAAATCAAATGATTAGGAAATTTCTTTAACCATTTGTTCGTGGCACCGTTTTTCATAGATGACCATGAACTCCAGTCCTTACCGCCTTTTGTCATGTGAAACACGATTTGGGCATTTTTGACTGGGCTAAAGAGTTCAGCATTTAAATCAAGATTGAATTTATCTTTTCTATCTGGACCTAAATTACCGATCATGTTGATCTGGAAGATTCCATATGAGGAGTCTCCTGTCTCAGCATTACCATTGAATGCAAATGGGCGACCATTAGATTCTGCCTTGGCAACAGCCCAAGCAGTCTTAAGACCTACCCCTTTAAACCCAACAGCCTTCAGTAATTCAACCAACTGGATGTCAGTCAAACTTGTAGCATCCGCATACTTTGCAAGTACTACATCAGTAGTAGGCTTAGAAAGCAAAAAAGCCGCTTTGTCGGCGGCAGGTGCAATCTGAGCGGTATTACTTAGTAAATTGTTCTTTGTAGCATAAGCAATACCAAGACCATTATTTAATAATGTTAAAGTAAGCAATGTTACAAGAACCCCCGATAGTATTTTGTTGTCTCTCAAGTTTTTCCTCCTAGACTACAAATGCTACTTTTCAGTAGCATAAGATAATTATAGCATGATTTAGCCTTTTGAGTCAAATATCAGCATAAATTCTTAAAATTATTTCTATTGCAAGTGGTATAATAATAAGACTATGGCTGAAACTCCCGTCTATGACATTCCGTATCCCACGAACTCTTCACCAGTAGATGTTGCTGGTGATTTGCAGGCTATTGCTGAGCGTATTGAAGTAATTCTTCCTACAATTGGATTACCTTATCACACATTAGAAGTTACAAATAATAGTGGTGTTTCTATTTCTATGGGTGATCCAGTATATATTTCAGGATTTAATAGTACCAGCGGAAAACCAAGAATAACAAAATCACAAGCAAGTACTATTGCAACATTTCCAGTAGTTGGATTAGCACAATCTGCAATTGGTAATGGTAGTGATGGTGTTATTGTTATTTCTGGAGTATTTACAGGAATTAATACTTCTTCATATTCCGTTGGAAATTTACTTTATGTTGGATCATCTGGTGGACTAACAGCAACACAACCAATTTCTGCAACTACAAATTCTTCTGTTGTTGCTGTTGTATCAAAAGCAAATATTAATGGAACAGTTTTAGTCGGTGCATTTAGAGGCAACGGTACTTGGGGATCAATGAAAGCAGGTCTAGCATAATGGCACAATACAGAGGTTACGCACAATCTTTTACAGTTGGCTACGAACCACCAACGGTTACTTGGACAGTCGTTAAAGGCGACACAGCGTCCTTTAGAGTATATGTAACAGACAATGACAGAAACCCACTAGATATAGAAAACTGGACAATTGCAATGGATATTGTTCCACCTAATACAAGTGTTCCAGTTGTAGAGTTATCCCCTGGACCAACAGAAGATGATGGACCAGGTGAATTTACAGTTTCATTATCAGCACAAGAATCTGCAGAACTTTCAACAGGAGATAGATTTGATATTCAAATGTCTGCTACTTCTCCAGTATCCGTTTGGACGGTTGCCCAGGG